AAGTATGAAAACAAGTAGTGGTTCGATTTTAGTAAAAAATCTATTTTCTAAATCTCGGTCTTTTTTCAGTGTATTTACGAAACTCATTGGTGAGCTTTTGCTGTCGCTTGATAGCTTGTGCCTTTGCTTTCTTTCGGCGTGTGGTAGGTTTTTCGTAGTGTTCAAGTTCTCTTATTCGGTCTTTAAATCCATCATTCTCCATCTTACGACGAAGTATACGAATTGCTTTTTCTGGTGACATTCCTTTACAGTTTACTTTCATTTAAGTCCCTGCGCTCTTGTGAGTCGAATGAGGTCATTGGCAATGTTGCATTGATTGTCAACAGTAGCTCGCACGAATTTATTTACCCATGCCATATCAAACACGAAGTCTTGATCGTGCGTGTTGATGCCCTGCTTGTTGCACTCTAGTATAATTGCTTTCATTATGTTCTCTGATATTTCCTCTGATTTTCTCATTCTCGGGAAATCAATTACTTTGTCCATCGTTTCTCCTCTGAAATGTCCATCCTCTTTTGCGAAGATAATTAACTTGTGATGTTATTGCTCCTTGCGAACGTGCCATCTTAATAGAAAGTTCCTCTAATGGAATTGTGTTGTACAAATCCTTTAGCTTCTGTTTCTCTTTGGTAGTCCAAGTTCCTCGTCTTAATAACATATTCTTATTATATCAAAAATTTAAGCAAGTGTCAAGAACTATTTTTAGGAACCATAAAATATTACTTGACTTATGGTTAAAATTTCGGTATAATATGTACAGGAGAAAAAATTATGGAAACAGTAGATTTAGCATATACAATAGTACTACTAGCAAGTATACATCTTAGTTATTTATTTGGTAAGAAGATAGGAATTCAAAACACAATTGACTATTTAGAACAGGAAAACATTATTGAGTTTGATGAATAAGTACAAAGACGAAGCTAATAAAAAATAATTCTTGACTTCTGGTTTCACTTTTGATATAATATGTATGAAGTAGGCAGAATAGGTCTGCTTACGTTTATGGGTCGATACCGAAAGGGTCGGCATAGTATTAACGAAAGTGATATTAGGAGAATTAAAAATGACGATTGATATTAGTAAATTTTGGCTTGGAATGAATAACGAGTGGTTGTTACACAACACTGACACATCATATCCAAGATATAACATAGTCGAAAACGCTGAGAATGGCAACTATCGAATAGAAGTAGCAATTCCCGGCTGGAGCAAGAAAGAACTTGAGTTAGTTCAAGAAGAAAACGAACTACTCATCAAGGGGAAAAAAGAACGAAAACTTGGTGAAACTGAACGATTCATTCATCAAGGACTCAGTCTTAAATCTTTCGAGAGAAAGTTTATTTTAAATGCGGATTTAAAAGTAGACAGTGTCGAATTAACAGACGGCTTACTAACAATCGCTTTGTCTAGGACTCCGAACTCATCGAGGAAGGTATTAGATATTAACTAATACTCTCTAACAGGAGATGATATGAGAACAATAGTTCTTAAATTAAGACAAAGCATAAATAAACGCAATAGGTTAGACTATTTCGGTAGCGCTGCAGAAATGTGTGCGTTAACAGGAATAATGTTAGCTTGTATATTTGCAATGATGCCTATTGTATAAGTATGCTATCAAGCTGAAGGAGTTATTATGGTAATAGTAAGTTCAGAAGCTTTGGATGTAATTAAAATGCGAATCGCCTCACACAAAGTGTGGGGTGTTCGTATCTTAACTAAACCTGCAGGTTGTAATGGCTGGAAGTGGGACTTAGATTACGAAGACAATCCTAGCTTTACAGGGGATTCAATTTACTATGATTGTATAGCAGTTGATCCACAGACCTTATCAATGGTCGAAAGAATAGAAATAGATATGGAAATAGAAGGACTGCAAGAGCAGTTTGTATTCAATACACCACTATCAACAGCTCAATGCGGGTGCGGAGAAAGTTTTGCTCTTTAACTGCATTCTAAACAAGAGGAAATATATGAAAATATCAATAGAGGGTTTATCCCTTATCAAAAAATTTGAAGGACTTGAACTCGAGGCATATAGATGTGCTGCAGGAGTTCTGACTATCGGATATGGTCACACAAAAGGAGTCACAGAAGGACAAAAAATAACAAAGGCAGAGGCAGACGAGCTTCTCGTAATTGAACTAGAAGAATACGAGAAAGCTGTTAATGATGCCGTCACAATTTCAATAGACCAGTGCATGTTTGATGCACTCGTATCATGGACATACAATCTCGGTCCAAGCAATTTAAACGCAAGTACAATGCTGAAAGTTCTCAACTCAGGGGACTATGATGGCGTGCCTGCACAGATTAAGAGATGGAATAAAGCAGGTGGCAAAGTATTAGAAGGACTTATCAGAAGAAGAGAAGCAGAAGCTCTTTTATTTGAAGGAAAAGATTGGAGTGAAGTTTAAATTTACCGAAGAAATACTATTACAAGCTGCTGCACATGCTCAAGAAAGAGGAATGACTCTTGATGAGTATATAAAAGAAGCTGCGGAGTTAGCACAACAACATGAACAAAATAAAAGAAATTCTAAAGAAGATATGGACGAAGCTTAAAGCCTTTTGGTTTTGGTTAAAAAGTCTATTTATTACCTACTATAGTTTAAAAGTTAGCTATAATGCTACTTGGGGAGATTCAGACGATCAAGAGTTTATAGTTAAAAAGTTCATTAAAAAGCAACCTAATTTTGTATCATTTATCACCGAAGATGGTGAGTTAGTAGAAATACGAGGTGCAGAAGGGTTAAATTATAGGATACAACAGTTATGAACCAACTTTATATAGGCGTTATATTAGTATTAGGATTCGGTAGTTATACACTTTACCAACAGAATCAAGTACTACAAGCAAACAATGCCGCTCTGGAAGGAGCAGTTGCTACTCAAGAAGCAGCAATTAAGAATATGCAGAACGATTTTGCTCTGCAAACAAAACAACTTGGAGAACTTCAACAGAAGTCCCAAGCAACACAGTTAGAGATGAATAGATACCTAGACATCTTTAAAAGACACAATTTAACAAAACTAGCAGCGGCAAAGCCAGGACTGCTAGAACCAAAGATAAACAAAGGAACAAAAAATGTATTTGACTCAATCGAAGAAATTAGCCGTACCATTGATAGCCTTGATGATGGCGTCGAGTTGCAGTCTACTTCCGACTAAACAGATAGAAGTAACAGCAAAACCAATGGACAGACTGATCACTCAGCCTGTATTACCACGTGAGATAGACCTAAAAGAGCCTATGTGGTATGTAGTAAGTGATAAAAACATAGAGGAGTTCCACCAAAGATTAACAAAAGAGCATGGACAGATAGTATTTGTAGCAATGTCTATACCAGACTACGAACTAATGTCTTACAACATGCAAGAATTAAAAAGATATATTACAGAACTCAAGGAAGTTGTAGTATATTATGAAAAAGTAACAGACCCTGAAGCATTGAACAATGTGGAATAAAATAAAACAATTTTTTGAGGACTGGGCATATTTTAGAGTAATGAATAAAGGCTCTAAATTTTTTGATAAAAACCCAGTAGTTCAAGGACGATTTGAGGAAATAGAAGATTGGTTAGAGCATATCGAAGACAGATTATCGGCAGTAGAACAACATACGGAGAAGTAGCAGACTTTCTATGGATGCTTAAACCAATGAGTAAGAAATCAATATTAATCAGAGAGGAAGGAATCCTCAAAGATGCGTTTAGAGCAGGGGTAAAAGATGTTTACAGAATTAAAAGAACTATTAAAACGTGATGTAGTAAACATTACATTCGTTTCAATGAACTCAAACAGGGAGTATACAATTCCTTGTACTTTGATGGAATCACTTACGAGTAGTAAAGTGAACCAACAAATTAATGACACCATAGTGTGTTATCGAGTAGATGAGGGAAGATGGGAGGACATTAAAATCGATTCCATAGTATCTTATCAAGGAAGTCCCTAATTTTAGGGCAAGGCTCTCTATGAGAGCGGAGAAGTATTATGTTAATGGATTTAGTAGGTTTAGTTACTTTAATAGTAACGATTGCTAGTTTAATCGCGGCGTCAACACCGACACCAAAGGATGATGAATGGATGGGCAAATTCTACAAATTTGTAGATATGTTAGCATTGAACATCGGAAAAGCGAAGGATAAAGGCAATGTCTGATGAAAGATTCAGTGGCGATATGTCACGTAACGAAGTAGAGTTAGATCTTAATAAGTTTATGGCTATGGTTACAGAAATTGGCGAATTAAAAGCCAAGATTATGGAGTTAGAAAACGATAAAGAGCCAGAGAACCCTTGGCAGAAATGGATATGGTTATCAGGAATGATAGACGCTTGGAGAATTTTCCCAAGAATGTTCCTTACTGTGTACATTGTATTACTTTATAAGTGTACAATATGGTTCATGGAACTTCCAGCACCAACATTCGAGCAGTCTGGTTTAATCAGTATTGTAGTCGGAGCGGGTGCAGCATGGTTCGGCTTGTATGCTGGAACGGCGAAAGATAAGATAAACTCTAAGTAACAAAAAATAGTTCTTGACATATGCTCATATATTTAGTATAATATA